GTTTTTGTTTTATTTATAACACTTTGTAGACTAAATACCTTTTTAAGGTTAATCTCCCGAAATGTCACGAAGTATGCTCCATGCCTTATGCCTAGGTATCTGGTACTTAAGTTTTTCCAGAACAAGGTTTGGTTCTTCTGAAGGCTTGTGGACTATATACAGGCCATTTTCATCTTCTTCAATATCTGAGCCTTGTGCTTCTCTTCGGGCTGCTCTCTCTGTATAGAATATTTTTTCTGTTGACACCTTAAGACAATAGCCTTCCATCTCAAGGCGATTATGTCCTATTTTATGCCTCTGACCTATATAGGTGCCATCTTCTATGCAATTCTCAACCTCACACATACTGTAATTTAGTAATGCTTTTTCTACTTCATCATAATCCTCCCAATTACGTGCTGCCACATTGTATGTTTTTATTAGATACAAAGCGCCAGAAAGTTTTTGAGCTGCTCTTAAGAAACTATATCCTGTCATGCATCTCATCAGATAATTGTGCAAGGGTGGCAATGATTCCACATGTCTAGCCACGAAACCCATCTTATTTCTAGACCATATTAGCTGCACAAATGGCTTCTCGTCATCAGAACTGCTGCTTTGCTCATGTTCACTGCTGTTATCATTTTCTAGGTCAATATCGAGGTCTATATCTAGCTCAACTTCAGTGTCCATTATACCAATTTCTAGTTCTGAAAATGAAATGTCTATTGTAGCCCTTTGATCCTCAACATTTTCCATTTCAATCTCTTTTCCATCAACATCAATATCATCAAACATTAGTGAGACGTCCACACTCTCATACTCAACTATGTCAACAACACCAATTAAACTATCAAGTTGTTCAACTCTATTAAGGGTTTCCATTTTTTTGTGCTCCAATTGGGCAACTCCATATTTTGAAATGTTCATCTGTTCAGTTGGGAAGCCCAATTCCTTGATCTGCTCTTCATCAAAGGCTATTGTCACTTCTTGCATATGTAAATAGGAGTGTAACAACCCTTTGCGATTGAAGACGTTTATATTTGCACCACCCTTCAATTTATAGTTAGGAAAAACTACTGCTTGGTAACTACTACAAGGCCAAAATGGCAGGCTGAAAAGTTTCACCCTTCCATTCCAAACAACTCCAGTAGCACAATCGCATTCAGGCTCTACAGGCAAGCCCATCAGGCTTGTTATTCGTGTACTACTGAATTCTACACCTGAATAACTATTAAATCCCAAGGAGCAGTCGCCTAATTGTAGAATGTTACCTGTCCTGTCTAGAATCAATCTCTTACCTTTTATCCATGGTAATTGATTAGTTGTTAAAAATGACTTATAATCAAATCTCTTTGTCAGTTGCTTTTCAAAAAAATCTTGAGTTATATCAGCAAACAGCCTTCTTGCTATTAATATAGATATAAGTTGGGTACTAGGTCCAGACTCATGTGTTAGTGTGAAAATACCTTCAGCTGTTTTCACCCCCATGAAATTTATCCCTTTGAAATTAAATATAACAGCATCTTGGATGTCCCACCCTTTCTTTATATATTCCTGGAGCTCATAATTGTCCAAATACCTATGCTTTATGCCATAAGTACTTTCACAGAGTGAGTAAAGCTGTGAATCATCACCAATTACTATTGATTTAAGGATTGCAAGCATTCTCTTGTGGAAAATGTCTGACTGTTTAGACATGTCCATTGTTTCTTCCTTTAGGAAGTCTAAACAATTTAAACCAGTCACCTCGTCATACATTTTTGAAACAATCTTCCTGTAAACTTGGTGTGTTTCCTTTTCTTTAACAACAATAAAGTAAAACAATAAGCTAAGGTTTTCTAGTATGACCTTTGACCTATCATGTGAATAAAGGAAATCCCTGCTATAGATTTGTTCCCCTGTTATAGGGTTGTGCAATTCAAACTCTCTATTGGTAATAAGCTGGTATTGATCTCTATAATTGGAACCGCCCTCAAGATATCCTCTGAACATGTCACCAGGCGTTAGGTGTGAACTACTGCTAAAACTTATGCCTACAGTATATTTTTGTGTCTGTGATTTAAGTAGTTTTTGGAGGGTTAGTAGAACTGCAGGGCTCGCTATATCATTAGGCACTAGGCTCATCACCTTCTCTTTATCACGTGCTAAGCTTACTTCACCCAAATGGTTCCTTCTATCCTCCAAGAAATTTTTGTAGTTGAAAGAATATTGAAGTACTGTTGTAAGATTGTTTTCCAGAGACAAAAATTTGTAAGTTTCGGGTATCTTATAAACAGAAGTAGGCAAAGGATCACTCCCAGTTTTAATTAATGCAGCCCCATCTAATAATGAAAAATAGGCTTCAATATTAGGGTCACCATTCAGAAGCACTAAGTTTAGAAGCCTTTCATCCAGAGCTTCTGCTTTTTTAAGCTTGGGTATCTCAGTATTTATAAATTGCCTCAGTGTTAATGCCTCGTCATTATCCAAGCCTGTTATGCATTTCCCGCTGGCAAAAAAAGAGAGCCGTAGCATTATCATACGCCTTGAAAGCATAGTATAGGCTGTTGAGAAGCTCTTATTGTAGTACATGTATTGAAGCCATTCTAAGTATCTTGAGCTTTCCCTAGGCTTCATCAATACATACTCTGGGTTTTCCTTCAAGTAGTCGTTTATCCTTTGTTGATCCCAACCTATGTTCATTTTTATCTGCTTTAATCGGTTGCCTGTTCGCTTGTATATGAAGTCAAAACCCTTGAAAGTGGGCAGAAGATCCCCATAGACACTACTTTCAACCTGCTTTTTTTTACTGTACTCGTATAAACCTGAGAAAAAGCTGTTCAGCGCAAGACCATTATATTTTTTCAACCTGAAATTATTTGGATCCCCTAAAGTATTTAAGTAAAAAACAGGCAAGCAGTCTGGCAATCCAAATAGTTCAATTGGTGTATTGAAGGGGTCGTTAGAGAAACGAGAAGAATTTCTACCACCATTATGAAGAGAATATTTCCTGTATATGTTTATTGATTGAAGCAATGATTGTACATAGGCTGGAACTTGGGGAACACCTAACCTAACAGACTCACTAGATCTAGATATGGATGTCATTATATCAGTTTGGTAGCCTAACCCTGCAATATTGAGTCCAGTTTCTTTGGTTTTTTTTATATGTGGGTATGCAATTTGGCCATTAAAGCACATTAATGAGATAAATTCCATTATAAACCTCTGACTATTTGTTTTTTTTTCACTGTCTACAATCCCGTGAAGTCGCTGGCATAACTTGTGTATAACTCTAAAATCTTCAAAGTCTTTGATATTCTGAACTCTTGTTATTAACACATAATCATCAGAATGCTCTAGATGCTTCACAATAATTGGTCTTTTAAGACCCCATTTGTAGAACCAAGCTTTTATGGCTAGTTCTGTGGCACAGACAGATTTTACTGATGATGAGTAGTTGAACATGCCTTGCAAGAAATTTTGACTGCTTCTTATTACACCAGTTTCATTTAGGTAAGACGTTTTGTGTGTTATAAACCTTGTTCCTTGGAGTAAAATATCAGGAACTCTTATCGTTTTGTTTGACCAGCTTGCCAAGTGTGATTCACAGTAGGCCTGTTCACTTGGTGTTAAAATCGAACTAAAGCCTCTAACCATATGTAAAAAACTTGCCATTGTTTCACAAGCAGACCACTTGGTACAATCACCGTTTGTGTACATTATTGTATCACCAGTCTCCTTGCTTTCCTTTATTATTGAATTTAAAGCTTTGGACATATACTCCATTTTTCTGTCACCAGGCACACTTATCATTTCATTTGGTAGCTCTTTGGCTATAGCTTTGAATATATTTTCAAAAACTCTGACCTGTGCTTTTGCACCATAGTTCACGACATAAAACTCTCTTTTGGCCCCATATTGTGCCTTTATACATATATGTGCTTCGACCCTTGAGCTATTCTTGAAGATGTTCCAGTTTGCTACGTCCAACACAGTGATTATTTCAGGGTGCCTTATCAACATATCAAGTTGCAAATCGTGAACTTTTGACCTACCTGTTGAGCTGGTGGGATTAACAGGACTACCTTGTTGTACACCTTTAAAGATGTAGGGCTTACTTTGAAATTCAGAAATAATTATTTGTCCTGTCTTTAGAAGATGTTTACGCAGAGATTCAATATCACGAGCAGACGGTTTGAAGTCTTCATTAACAATTCTTTCATACTCAGGGACACATGCTTTTGTAGATTCCAATTCAGAAATAACTTCAAAAAGTGTACCCTTTTCAATATTTTTCCTCACATGTGGTTTATTGATGGATTTGCTCATTAGTTTGGCACTTGTATGAATTGCATCACCCCAAAGAAATATGGGATGTTTTTCTATCAAACCTTTTTTTAAGCTATTAAAATCATGAATACCGTTCTGCTGCTTCACATCCAGGCTGTCATGTATTCTTTGAAACTTGAGTATTGTCTCAATTGATTTTATGCTCTCATGATATTGACTTGAAGGCTCTTTGCCAGTCAGCACATACACAAAGAGTTCATCAAACAAGTCCTGAAGGTGTCCAAGAGTATAATTGCCCCATAATGATGGGAAAGAAATTGATCCGCCTAAGCTAGCCCTTATTCTATCATCCCCTGTGAACATCGGTAGATTGTGATGAAAACCCCCTTTGTCTTTATATGCAGACTGAATGGGGCCCACCTTTTCCCTCAGTGTTTTAACAATCCAGCGAGAAAAACATGTAGGGTAGTGAGGTGAGAACTTGTCTTTTATCAGTTCACTGACATTTGTATAATCAGCATAACATGACATTACTATGTACCTAACATCCATCAGGAATTCTGCAGTCCTTTGGCTAGTGGCTTGTGCTACAAGGCTTTTGAAACCATATAAAAAAAAGATATAATCATTAAGACTGGATCTTGGTGAAGTATTCCTCATATAAGTGTCAAACCCTGTTGAAAGGCAACTGTAATATTGATCTCTTAATATTGATAACTTGTGTATTTG